CAAGCACCCAAGCCGGAGCTTCAGCTACTCGACCCTCGTTGTAGTTGAGAAAGCGATAGGGCTTCTTTGTATCGGGATGTGGTGAGCCTGGAACAACGCTTTGGCAGGCATTGAAGCGCAGCACAACCTCTTGGTATTGCTCTCCGGTGATCGCGTCAAAGTCACCGCCGGCTCCCCGATTGGTGTCACCCTGCCCCAGGTGCCAGGAGCCGTCGTCAGTGCGAAGGATTAACGTTTTTACATGCCCTAGCTCTTCCGTTTGGTGCTCCGGCACGCGGTAGAGGATTTGACGACGCCCAGGTTTCCCCGAGGTCGTCGACATGGTGCGTTCTTCACCGAAAGGCTCGTATTCATCACCAGCTACTGCGCGATAGCGAGCGTCTGCCGTTTCGCCATCAATATCCAGAGCGATTAGGCCACCCGAGAACGAGCCCGTAACCACACCGAGGCCGACGTAATCGCGCCTCAGCTGGTAGGCCGCCATGCACTCAACACGTGACAGCGGTTTAGTGGTCCATTCTTTGATGTAGGTCTCTTTCCCAGCTACGGGAACAAAGGTCCACTCATCAGGGAAGACACCACGGCGAAGCAGCTCAATAGCCCGTCCTTCTAAAAGGTCCGAGTTATTGCCTTTGGTTTGTCCGTCCATTAAGGTAGATAGAAGCAAGTGCAGGCCCCCGACCCTCTGCGTTCCGCAGGGGGTTTTTTCGTGGGCGTGTTTCACCGTAACCAGCTTCCCCGGCCGCTACAAGCGATGTGAATGAGTCCGGTGAGACTCATACTTTCCTGCGGAATATCACTGACAGCATTGACATCCTCATACCTACCCCCTACCATCTGCTCACGAGGCCGGATCCATCCGCGCCTCTGGCACATCACCCACATTTCCGGGATTTCGCCGCATGTCTACGTTTCTTTCTGCCGCTGCCATTGAGGAGATCTCCAAGGAGTCTTCCGGCTCTGGGCGCTATTTGAACCCCGCCAAGATCACTGAAGAGACGCGCGTTCGTTTCTTCGGCTCTGGTGTTACCGGTTTCGAGGCTTGGACGGTCGATAACAAGCCGGTTCGCTGGGAGAGCAAGCCTGAAGAGCTGCCTTCAAACATCCGCCAACAAGAGGGTTTCCAAACCATCAAGCGATTTCTCGCTGGTGTGGTTTACGACTACTCAGCTGGCGACTTCAAGATTCTGCAGATCACGCAGAAGACCTTGATGGATCAGCTCTTTAAGTTCATCTCTGATGCCGATTACGGTGATCCAACCGGATACGACATCAAGATCAGCCGAACTGGTGAAGGCAAGAAAACCGAGTACACACTCGTTGCTGCACCACCCAAAGAGGCAAAAGCTGACATCCGTCAGCGTTACGACGAGCTCAAGTGCAACTTGTATCTCCTCTTTGACGGAGCGGATCCTTTCTCCGAAGCCTGACCTACTAACGGGGGGCTACGGCCCCCTTTCTTCTTTCTCTCCCAATGGAAACCACCAAAATCCTCGGACGCAACATCCGTTTTCACTTGTTTCGCACTCAACTAACGCTGCGTGAAGTAGCCGAGGCCTCAGGGATCTCTTCTTACTCCCTAGGCCGCATGGCTAGCGGCAAGACCAAGCTGATCGATCCCAACGTTCTCGCCGATCTCATGCGCGTCTTCAAATGCGACGCCAACTCACTGCTTCTACCGATCGAGGGCGTGCCGTATGGCAACTGATCTGATCCGCGCTCTACCCAAGTACGAGCCTATCCGCTCACATCACGAAGGTGAGCGCAGCTACTCAACACCGATCGGCCAGTGCCGTTCTGTGACCACAATTCTTAGCGCCACTCGTGACGACTCTGGCCTGCAAGCCTGGCGTGAGTCAGTCGGAGAGGCAAAAGCTGACTTCATCTGCAACTTGGCCAGCTTCCGCGGCACCCGTCACCACGATTACGTGGAGCGGTTCTTGATGGATGGCACCGAGCCCGAGTTCGATTTCCTCAACACGCCTTACTGGAAGAGCACCCGCGACTTTCTGAGCCGTATTCGCAGGCCTCTGGTCTCCGAGGGCGCTATCTACCATCCGCTCAAGTACGCAGGCACCTTCGACTGCATCGCTTACTTAGACGACGACGGTGAGCAGCCTTCGCTTTTGGACTGGAAGACAGCAGACAAACTGCGTAATCCCGCCAAGATGTACGAGTATTCGCTGCAGGTTGCGGCCTACGTAGCAGCTTCCAACTACGTCTATAAAGCGCAAGGGCTGGACATCACCCGAGCTCTGATCGTGGTGGCCATCCCAGACGATAAGCCTCAGATCGAAGAGCTGTCACCACGCAAGCTCAAGCAGTACATGCAGCACTTCGAGGCCCGACTAAAGCGATTTACCCGAGCACGCGCATGACTGATCACACACCTATGCACACGCTGATAACCAACGTTATTGGTGGCGCCTCCCTCATGCAGCACGCGAGTGCCTGCGGCATCGACGGGACCGAATTAGAGAACCCGAACAGTCCGATCACTTACGAGCTCTACACCCACCTCACAACCGAGCTTGGCCTTGATTTCGATGTGACCGCATCTCACGTCCTGCTTTCGATCGTCCATCTACTGCAAGACGATGAAGTGCGCACTTACAACGTGCAGCGCTTAGCCAAGATGCTGTGGCAAATCCTTGGAGATCCCGACGGTAACGGCGATGAGCCACCATCTGTTTACACCGAGGCCGGAAAGGCGATGTACGCCTGGATTCTGGTCCTTCTTCACCCAATCAAAATTCAAAACTGATCATGCTCGTCGGTATCTACTCTTCCACCGCTGGTAGCGGCAAGTCTTCTATTGCCGATCACTTGGTGACGCACTATGGCTTCACTCATTTGAGCTTTGCCGAACCACTTAAGGCGATGGTCGGCACACTGCTGCGGGAGTTCGGCTACAGCCTGCAGGATGCGCACCATATGACGCACGTAGCCAAGAGCGCTCCGATACCCGAGATCGATGATCGCCTCGATGCGCGCCACCTTCTTAGGACGCTCGGCACCGAATGGGGCCGCGACTGCGTACATCCTGAATTGTGGCTGCGTTGCTGGACTTTTCGCTATATGCAGCTACAACTGCAGGGAGTTGAGCGCGTTGTCGTAGACGACATGCGTTTCCCGAACGAAGCCGCCCTGCTCGACCGCTTTGGTGCGCAGCTGTGGAAGGTAAACCGCCCCGAGGCTGATGCTGCTACAGCGCACCGATCAGAGGGAGGTTTGGATCACCTTACTTCTCTAGCTGACCCAGAGAATGATTACTCTATTGGCTTTTTGCACACCATAGAAAACGACGGCTATTTCGATGAGTTAATCGCTGAAGTTGATGATATTATGTCTTTCACTAACTTTGCTCTTTCCCTGTAATGGACTCACAATTTCTCCTCATGCTTCCTCAGTACATTCGGCTGGCCACCAGCGCCTCAGCTGAAACAATACGAAACAACAAATTAACCAATGCCTACAGCGATACTTACTTCAAGATCGCACGCCAACAGGGCCTGGCGCATGCACGCGCTTGGCTGCTCGGCTCCCTTATTCGAGATCTGCACACTGCTTGAGTTGCCCTCACCATGGCGGATCCCATAAGTCAGTATCTAAATGACATCGCGCGTCACCCGATCTTGTCGCGCGAAGCTCAGCTGCGTCATGCTTACCGAATCCGAGCTTGGATCTTTTACGTTCCACCAGGCAGCACTGAGCCCGATCGAAACGCAGCACCTCCACTGATCGAACGTCGCGGCAGGCGATCACTCGACGTGATGGTTCGCACCAACCTGCGCCTGGTGGTTCACCTAGCCAAGCGGTATCAGAACCGAGGCCTTGAACTCAACGATCTAATCCAAGAAGGCAGCTTGGGGCTTATCCGCGGAATCGAGCTATTCGATCCCACCCGCGGCTACGCCCTGAGCACCTACAGCTACTGGTGGATCCGCCAATCAATCTCGAGGGCGATCTACAACTCCTCCCGGACGATCCGCCTACCGGTGAACGTCCAGGACAATGCCTCGAAGATCCGCCGAATGATCAGCAACCACACTGCGATCACTGGCCGGCATCCAACACTGGAGGAGATCTCGGAAGCAACCGAGCTCGAACCGTCTCGGATCACCGACACCCTGCATCAATGCGCTTTCACCGATTGCCGCTCTATGGATGCGCTGTGTCACCTGACTGACAGCTCGATTGCCGATGTGATTTCAGCCGAAGATCCAACCGAGGCCGAGTCTCCCGAGCTTGCTGCGTTATCTGCTGAACGCGAAGCGAAACTCCAGGAAGCGCTTAGCCGGCTGCCCCCGCGTCAACGCCGTCTTGTGTATGCGGTGAACTTCGAGCAGGCAACGTTTCAGCAGGTAGCGAACGAATTTGGTATATCAAGAAGCCGTGTATCTACACTTTATCAACGCGCGCTGCGTCAACTAAGAGGAAATCTCAACTGCAGCTGGGAAGCTTTTGAGCGCTGAGTCAATGCCTACCATACGGATACTTCTTCAACTTCCACTCCTTCTAGAGCAAAAGCTAGTGCACCTGATTGGTTGCATCTGTGCACACGCTGGTATATAGTCGTGTATTTCAATCCTAAAGTGTCACACAAGCTCTTCATATTGTAGATTACACCGCCGTAGCGATACATACTTTGTGTAACCAAACCTATTACTATTTCTTTTTTCTTCAACGCTTCGGTCACAGCTTGTCTTACACTCTCGTTAATCTTTGTTTTATCAGACTTTCTAGGTTTAGGTACTCCTCTCTCATCCCTTCCATTATCGTCGGCCCAACCCAGAACTAAATCATTAGTATCTGTGTGTCTTACAATCATATGGCCTGGGTTTTGCCCATATCTTAAATAGTAAACAATGCGATGAGTATAAAAGAGCCCATGATCGTACACAGGTACTAGCCATTTAGCTCCAGCCTTGCTACCTGCCGGTTTACCAGCTTTGGCTACACCTCGATTAACTTTCCACACGAGACCGGAAGGTGAGCTATCTGATAGCTCAAACAGTTCCCTAACCGCCGGTGGAATAGGCCGCGGGCTTCCCTTTGCGTTGAGGATGTAAGGGGCATCAGTCAACGGCAGGCATAGCTGGTAGGTCCGGGAGGGCATAGAGGTCGTTCGCAACCCCAGCAATATACCCCCTAGGAAATTTCATATATATTAATTTTTTCTAGGCCAGGATGTGAGATGTACAGATGTACCCCCGTCTCACCGGGACTCAAGGCGAGACCAGGGTTGAGATCACATGAGACTCACAACCGCTCGGTGAGTCGCATGAGACACAGCCAAGACGCTTGACCCTTGCATCAGGCCGTGCAATACTGGATCCACGCGCGCACATCATGCGCGTTTCCGTCTGTTCAGGCAAGCCGTCTCGCGTCTCACCTTGCGTCTCAAACGCAACAGGCAATTGACTTGACGGTTCCCCTGATCGGTGCCATCATTCATGGCATCGGGAGCGCAGCCATCCCGCGGAGCCTAGGCCTAAGGTCAGCTCCCCATGGCTGCGCATCCGCTACCGGTTCCACCGGTTACTTGACGGATCGCACCATGTGTGCCACCATTACTTCAGTTCAGCCAAACGCCATGCATTAAGTGACAAGCGCAGCCGAGAAAGCGCGGCCGGCCGGGCGGATCCCGGAGTTGTCAGCTAAGCCACGGCTCTAGAGCACCCCGAGTGCGATGGAGGCTACCGATGGGCTGCAGCGGCGCATCCTTAAATCCCTGAGGTTCCGGTCACCGTGCCGGGATACAGCGAACAAGGGCAAGAATCCCACCCCGGCTATCACGCCGGGCGGCAGTGGGCGAGCCTGGAGTAGCTACGAAACAACGGGAGGGGCACGGGGTGCGTTAGGTGGAGAGGCCGGCGATGGGCCAGATTCCACACTCCTTTTAGGAGGCGAGCAGGATCCTTGCGCGGTAGGGGCCGGACTTTGTGAAATAGTCAGCGAGCGCGATTCTGCAGTGCGCTCGTGCCCTCGGTTAATCCCGGTGGTTAGGTGCGCCAGCCCCTTAACGCCTGGCCTGCAGATACGCCCATAGGGCAGACCATCTCCCCCAGAAGTTCCCCCTGGCGCGCTGCGTCCGGGGGTCTTTTGGCTGAGGTGCTTTGCATCTCGTGTTCTCTAGCTGTGACTCAGCATGTACGAAACAGTTATGGGTCAAACGACCCGCGAAAAGCTCGCTGAGCTGATCGACGACTACGAAATGGGCGCCTATCTGGCGCATGCTCTGATCCGTCGCATGACGACGGATGAATGCCGTGAGCTGCTCTCCGATCTCAAAGCGGAGCGCATCTGATGGACGCCGGAACCCGAATCACCGAGAACGCTCGGTTTATGCGCTCCCTTGTGGCTTCATACAAAGAGGTGAAAGATCTCGACAGGGAGTACCTGTCAAAGCTTGAGGCGCGGCTTGCAGTCGCCGAGATCGAGCTGACCCGCTATATGCGGATGCTCCGCTGCCACAACAACCACCACTGTGTGAACTAATGAGTAAAGAGCAAAAGCGCGTCGACACGATTAACCGCCTACTACCCCGCCTATCTGGTGAGGCAGCGGAGCGCCTGCTCCGAGAGCGGCGCACCTTACTGCGGTTGATCCACAACATCCCGCAGCAGATACAGCTGCCCCTTGATTGGCAGCCCTGATGTTCCCCCAGAGCCCTTCCCTTCTATGGGTGGGCTCTCTGGGCGCATCGCGCCTTCTGTTCTCTAGCTGTGAGTACTAGCAATGGCAAACTACATAGCGTTTGCACGCTCGAACAAATTTCGCGTTAAAGACATCGCGGCGTTGGAGGCAGCAATGCCCTCCGAAATCGAGGTCTATGTAGAGTCCATCGCTGATCGTCAGGTCTGCCTACTCGTTACCGACGGTGATAGCTGCGGCTGGCCGAGCTTCATCTACGACGAAGCGACAGATGATCACATCGACTGGGATGTCGAAACAGCCGTCGCCCCTCACCTGGAAGACGGCGAGTGGTGCGTGATCAAAGAAGTCGGCGGAGAAAAGCTGCGTTACCTGATCGGCTACGCCACCGCGTTCAACAACAAAGGGGAGGTCCACACCATCGACCTCGACGACATCTTCAAGCTCCTTCCCGAGGGCGTGTCCACCTGCGATTACTGAGCAATGTCATCCACCAAACGCAAGGCCACCACTCGCCGGGTGGCCCGCCGCGCATTGCGTGGCTTCGTCATCGACCGCGGCGTATCGCCCATCGACGGCCAGCCCTACGTCGCCATCGCGACGCTCCGCAGCACCAACGCCAAGACCGGCGACATGGTGCAAGTGTTCATATTGCGGCCTGACATTGGCCCGCTAGCGGCCATCGTTTCCGGCGACGATCGCACGATCTGCGGCGATTGTCCGCACCGTCGCCGTTGGGATGATGCGCTGCAGCGCTTCGTGCGCAGCTGCTATGTCGACGTGGGCAAGAGCGTCAACAGCGTGTGGCGCGCCTTTGCCCGCGGCAGCTACCCCGACTACGACCCGAGCCTGCATGCCCGCTACATCCGCGGCCGCCGCATCCGTTGGGGTGCCTATGGCGACCCGGCGATCCTGTCCGAGTCCGTTGTGCGTGATCTGACTGCGCTGGCTGATGGCCACACCGGTTACACCCACCAGTGGCGCCAGCCGTTCGCGCAGTGGTGCCGCGGCTTTTTCCAGGCCAGCTGCGATTCGTTCGCCGATTATCTCGCTGCCACCGAGACCGGTTGGCGCACCTTTGCTGTGGTGCCGCAGGGTGCCGCGCCTTATGCGGGCAAGCTTTGCCCGGCCACCGCTGATAACAGCCAAGCCACTTGCCTTACATGCCGCCTATGCGATGGCGCCAAGCAAGACGTGCACGTTGTCGCCCACGGCATTGGTGCCGCCTATGTAGGAGCTGCCTGATGTCACGTCGCCCCAAACCGCCGTGGGTCCACGCCGAATACGTCGCGGGCCTAC